GGTGCACGGCACCGCTCGCCAGACCATCATGGGCACGATCCCGGAAGCCGTCTGGACAGAGATGTGCGGCAAGCTGAACGAGCTGGACCTGGCCTTCAACGACGCCGAGGTGGACGGCTACAAGGTGGGCGCGTTCATCGCCATCTGCAACGCCCTGAAGGAAGACAACGACGTCGAGCTGGTAACGCAGATTCTGTTCGCCCTGGGCCGCGCCGAGGCGCTGGCCGTGGACAAGGCCATCCTGTACGGCACCGGCACCAAGATGCCCTTGGGCATCGTTACCCGACTGGCGCAGACCACCGCGCCCAGCGATGCCCGTCCCACGGACCGGCCCTGGGTGGACCTGCACGCCACCAACATCATCACCATCACAGCAGCCAACTCCACTGGCATCAAGCTGTTCCAGAGCCTGCTGAACGCCTTCGGCAACGCCAAGAAACGCTATGGTGCAGGCGGCAAGGTGTGGGCCATGAACGAAAAGACCCACGCGGCTCTGGTGGCGGAAGCCATGAGCATCAATGCTGCCGGCGCGATCGTTTCCGGCCTGAACGACACTATGCCCGTGATCGGCGGGGCCATTGAGGAACTGGAGTTCATCCCGGACAACGTGATCATCGCCGGCTACGGCCAGAACTACCTGATGGCCGAGCGCGCTGCCCGCCAGGTGGAACAGAGCGAGCACGTGCGCTTCATCGAGGATCTGACCGTATTCAAGTCTACCGCCCGCTATGACGGCAAGCCGGTGATCCCCGAGAGCTTTGTGGCTATCGGCATCAACGGCGCGGTTGTGGCCGCCAACGCCGTCACCTTCGCAGCCGACACGGCCAACGCCGGTAACGGCGACTGAGCTTAACCGACATTGATCAAACGGAGGTGAGCGGATGGAGACCATGTTGACGATGCTCAAGGTTGACCTGGGCATTCGCACGGCTACGGCCTACGACGAACGGCTGAACCAGCTGCTTACCGCCGCACAGTCGGCGATCCTGAAGGAGGGGGCGTCCACTCTGGACGACTCTGACCCGCTTGATCAGCAGCTGATCGTGATGTACGCGGCCTGGCTGTGGCGCAGGCGTGACGACATGAAGGGCATGCCCCGGATGCTGCGGGTGGCCCTCAACAACCGGGTTTTCGCTGAGAAAGCGGGTGGCAACGATGGTTGACGCCGTAATCACGCTGATAAAGCCCGGAAGCCAGCGGCAGGACGCCAGGGGCGTGTGGCGGGACACCGACGAGACCACGCGGGAGATCTTCGCCAGGATGGACAGCGTAGCCCGCACCGAGTTCTTCAACGGCGGTCAAACGGGCTTCAGGCCCGAGTACCGCTTCACAGTGTTCATCGATGAGTATCAGGGCGAGGATCTGTGCGAGTTCAACGGCCATCGCTACGCCATCTACCGCACCTATCACGTGCCCGGCACCGACGGCCTGGAGCTGTACGTCAAGCGGGAGGTGGGCGCGAGCCATGGCCAAGAGAACGGCGCTTGACCGGCTGGACGGCGCCATTTCCAAGATTCTCGCCGATTACGCAGAGGAAATCGAGGAAAACGTGGGCGAGATCGTCGACCAGGTGGCCGCAACAGGCGCTAAGGCACTCACTCAGAAATCCCGCGAGACATTTCCGGACGGAACCGGCGAATACGCGAAGGGATGGACGGTAGAGAAGAACGGCAAGAAGCACCGGCTGCTGAACGAGCCTTCCGTGATCTATAACGAACACTACAGTCTCCCCCACCTACTGGAGCACGGCCACGTAACCCGCAACGGTACGGGTCGCACCTTCGACGAGACCCCGCCCCATGAGCACATCGCCCCTGTGGAGAACGATCTGGCCGAGACCTTTGAACGGGAGGTGCTTCAAAAGCTATGACCCACGAAGAGATCTCCGCCATGATCGCGGGCATCGGGCTTCCTTACGCCTACGACCGTTTCAAGGACAAGCCGGGGCAACACCCGAAGGGGCCGCCGTTCATCTGCTTTCTGTACCCGCAGCGAAACGACTTCATGGCCGACGACACCAGCTATGTGAAGATCACGGAGCTGGTGATCGAGCTGTATACCGACACCCCGGACTTCGACCTGGAGGCGCAGGTGGAAGCGGCGCTGGAGGCGGCGGAATTGCCCTACGACCAGGAGCGGCGCTACATCGCTGCGGAACGCATGTATCAAACGACCTACACCACGGAGGTGATATTGACAGATGGCCAACAAGGTTAAATTCGGCCTGAAGAACGCGCACTATGCGTCACTGACCTTCGGCGAGGGCGGCACGCCGACCTTTGGCACACCCGTGCCCATTCCCGGATCGGTAAACCTGTCCCTGAGCCGGGCCAGCGAGGCGGAGGACTTCTACGCCGACGACGGCATCTATTACGAGGGCGACGACAACTCCGAGCTCGAGGGAGAGCTGGAGCTGGCCCTGATCCCCGAGGACTTCCACACGGCGCACCTGGGCGAATCGAAGGACTCCAACGGTGTGCTGAACACGCCGGGCTTTGTGGAGCGTGCGCCCTTCGCGCTGCTGTTCGAGTTCACGGGTGACAAAAATGCCATCCGACACGTGCTCTACAACTGCACGGCAAGCCAGAACGAAATTGCCGGACAGACAAAGCAGCAGAACCGGCAGGTGCAGACCGAGACACTGAACCTTCGCGCGAGGCTGCTGCCCGCCATCGGCAAGGTGAAGGCGCGCACCGGCGACACCACGACGGCTTCGGTCTATGACAACTGGTATGATTCGGTGTACCAGTCGCCCGCCGCGCCGCAGGGCTCCGGCAACTGATCGATCATGAGGGGAAGGGCTTTCAGCCTTTCCCCCGTTTTGGCATAGGAGGAAGGATTCATGGCGATCATTCAAAACATCGAAATCGACGGGCGGCAGGTGCCCTTCAAGGCATCGGCGGCCATTCCCCGAGTCTACCGCGCTAGGTTCCATCGGGACATCTTCAAGGACCTGGACAAGCTGGCGACCGCGCTGGGCGAGAACATCGACGAGAGCGAAGCGCAGACCGGCGACGAGAGCGAAGCGCAGACCGGCGAGGTGAAGCTGTCCAGCCTGGACGTCTCCACGCTGGAGACCTTCGAGAACATCGCCTACATCATGGCGAAGTACGCCGACCCGGCTGTGCCCGGCAACATCGAGGCGTGGTTGGACGGCTTCAACACCTTCAGCATCTACCAGATCCTGCCCAAGCTGATCGAGCTGTGGGGCGTCAACGCGGCCACCGAGGCGGAGTCAAAAAAAAACCTCGACCGACTGACCGCCCGGTAACCACGGCGCTGTACCTGCTGCGCTGTCACCAGCTGGGCCTGACGGAGGCGGATCTGGACGGGCTGACCCTTGGCATGGTGTTCGACATGATGATCGAACGGGCGAACGATGAATGCAAGGACGCCTATTCGGAGCTGGCCACGCAGGAGGACTTTAACAGGTTTTAGGATGTGAGACTATGGCGAGAAAGGTGATCCGGGGCATCACCATCGAGATCGGCGGCGATACCTCGAAGCTGCAAACCGCGCTGAAGGGCGTGGAGGGCAAGCTGAAGGACACCCAGGCGGCGCTGAAGGACGTGGACCGGCTGCTGAAGCTGGATCCCGGCAACGTTGAGCTGCTGACCCAGAAGCAGAAGCTGCTGGGCAATTCCATCGAAGGCACGAAGGAGAAGCTGCAAACGCTAACGGACGCCGCGGAACAGGCGAACCGGCAGCTGGCGGAGGGCAAGGTCAGCCAGGCCCAGTACGACGCCCTCCAGCGAGAGATCATCGAGACGGAGAACAGCCTGAAATCCCTGACGGACCAAATGAAGGCGTTCGGCAGCGTCAGTGCCCAGCAGCTGGCGGCAGCCGGCGAAAAGGTCAAGGACGTGGGTGACAAGCTGGAGAAGGCGGGCAGTGCTCTCTCCAAGTACGTCACCGGGCCCATCGCCGCCGCCGGCGCGGCCTCCGTGGCCGCCTGGAGCGAGGTGGACGACGGTCTGGACATCATCGTCAAAAAGACCGGCGCGACGGGCAAGGCCCTGGAGGACATGCAGGATCGGGCCAAGAGCCTGGCCACGAGCATCCCCACCGACTTCGCCACGGCAGGCGCGGCCATCGGCGAGGTGAACACCCGCTTCGGCCTAACCGGGGACGCGCTGGAGGATCTGTCCGGGAAGTTCATCAAATTTGCCCAGCTGAACGACACAGACGTCAGCAGTTCCATCGACAGCGTACAGGCGGCCATGGCGGCCTTCAACCTCCCCGCCGAGAAGGCCGGGAATGTGCTGGACATCATCAACAAGGCTGCCCAGGACACCGGCGTGGACATGAACAAGCTCACCGGCGACCTGACCGGCAATGCCGCGGCGCTTCAGGAGATGGGCTTCAGGATCAACGGCGCGACAGGCTTTCTGGCCAACCTGAACAAGAACGGTCTGGACAGCGCCACCGTGCTGACCGGCATGAAGAAGACGCTGCAGAACGCCACCAAGGACGGCAAGAGCATGTCCCAGG